TTTGCAAGCGTTTAAACGCAATAAATAGTGTGAACTGGTTCACAGTTTAAGCCAGGTTACAAGGTTACAAGGTGTAACCCTGGGTTGTAACCTGGTGAAACGCAGCAACGGCGGCGAGTTCAAGGCAAAAGGTTACAAGGTTACACTTTTTATAATAAAGCTATAATAAAAAATTAGCTCCTGGGGTGGGTCTGTAGTGAGAATTTGTATACTTCACTTGGCAAAAGTGTAACCTTGTAACCTTTTAGGGCTCAGCCCAGGCGCGGCGCGGCTTTCGCATGGGTTACAAGTTGTAACCTTTTGGCCTAAAAAGTGTAACCTTTTGCCAGGTGTTGAGAATGTATCGCAACAACACCAGGAAAGCGCCCTCTCATCTATAAGGCCCGCCACCCCCTCCACCCCTACCCATTATAGTACGCATCGTTTAAACGCAAAAAACCTGGCACGCTGTTTGCATTGCGTGCACTGGCACTGCAAACTGTTTAAACGTAGCTTGTTTAAACGCTCTCTGTTTAAACGCAGTCTGTTTAAACGCGTAGAGAAAACCAGGCTATTTATTCGTGATTTGCGAATGCCCCGGTATTGATTTTGAAACGGAGAGCGCGCGGCGGGCTGCCCCCTCATATCCAAAAATGTCGATTTTCAATTTATAGTACGCCTATACCTCGGCTGCGCGTTTATAAATACGGCTTGCAATACCTTGTTGATAGCACTACTATCCCAACATGAACACAGACTTAGTGCCTTATGATTCCGAGCTAATCGATCCTGATTTATTGTTGGACGATTATCACCCTGCCAATGACGAGTACATGCGCAGTATCGACATGGTGCAAAAGCGCATCATGCAGCACTGCGCCAACATGAAGCCTAAGCAGGTTGAAGTCATCAAGCTGCACCACACTGGCAAGACCAACCAGGATATTGCTGAAATAACCGGCTATTCTGAAGGCAATGTCAGTGTCATCATTAACTCTGATAACGGTAAGCGACTCAAAGCACTGTTATGCTACTACCAGCAAGGTGTTGAAGGGCCAAACAAAGCCCAGCGCATGAACATGCTCTGGCGCATGGCCATCGATAACGAAAGAGAACGCCCAACCGTGGCGAAAGAATGCATCGCGGAGGAGGTTTGAGCTTGAGTACCAACCAAGACAACGATTTATCGAGTTTCACAACCGGAAACAGCGATGGGCAGTTCTTCTTTGCCACCGTCGTGCGGGAAAGACCGTCGCTGCCGTCAATGAGCTTGTCATCCGGGCCATTTATACATCAAAAAAGAACGCGCAGTACGCCTATATCGCACCATTCAGGCAGCAAGCCAAGAAAATAGCGTGGAAATACCTAAAAGACGCAACTGATGGTCTGGCTGTCGAGGTCCGAGAATCTGACTTAATGGTTATTCTGCCTAACGGGGCAGAAATCTCTCTCCACGGTGCCGACAACCCGGACTCCTTACGCGGACTCTACTTCGATGGGGTTGTGGTCGACGAAATGGCTGACGTGCGCCCGAGCTTGTGGCAAGAGGTCATTTTGCCTACACTTGCGGACCGCGAGGGCTGGGCTGTCGTAATGGGCACGCCAAAAGGTAAGGGTAACAAGCTGTATGAGTTCTACGAGCTTGCCAAGAATAGCCCGGATTGGTTCAGCCTGACTTTACGCGCCAGCGAGTCTGGTTTGATCAAGGCAACTGAGCTTGCAAGCATGAAAGCTCAGATGTCAGAAGCGCAATATGAACAAGAATTTGAATGTTCGTTCACCGCTGCCCTGGTGGGTACTTATTACTCGAAGGTGATGCGACAACTCGATGACGACAACCAGATAAGCAATGACGTACAATACGACCCTGAATTTCCGGTACACGCAGCAGCAGATATTGGTTATTCAGACTCTACTGTTATATGGTTTTGGCAGGAAAGGCCTGATGGACTCGCAATTATTGATTGCGAGGCTGCACACTGCCAACCCCTCAGTTACTACTTTGACCTTCTCGACGAGAAACCCTATCAATACGAGACGATCTGGCTTCCGCACGATGCGCGAGCCAAGACGCTGCAAACGGGCAGATCGACTGTCGAGCAGTTTTTGGAGAGGGGATACCCGATAGATATTGCGCCAACATTGTCAGTGCAGCACGGTATCGACGCAGTTCGTGCTACACTACCTATGTGCCACTTTAACCTTGACAAATGTAGTGAAGGTGTGGAAGCTTTGCGTGTGTATCGTCGTAAGTATGACGAGATCAACAAGGTGTTTCTTGATAAGCCCCTGCATGATTGGGCTTCTGACTTTGCCGATGCGTTCCGGTATTTGTCATTGGTAGCGAATAAGAAGTTGAAACCGGCGCCCGAGCCTCACAGCTCGTTAATAAATCCGCCAGGTTACAACTTGGATAAACTTTTTGCTGAGAGAGAGCGACGTAAGCCCTCCGGCGTAGCTAAAATGAGAATTTAAGACATGACAGGTAATTCAGCAGGCTTAGAAGAACGCAGCAGTTTTGAAAAAACACCACAAGGCCAGTATCAGTATTGGCAAACCGAGCTTAATGCATCGAAAAAGATGGTGGAAAAGTGGCACCGCAGTGGCGATCAGATTGTTAATCGTTATTTGGGTGAACCCCACAAGAATAAAGACGGCTTGAGCGATAATTCCCGTGCTCAGCTTAACCTGTTTCACTCTAATGTAACCACATTAGAGTCAATGCTTTACGGCAACACGCCGAAAATTGATGTATCCCGCCGATATGCTGACGCTAATGACGATCAAGCCCGGGTAGCTGCTGAAGCTATGGAGCGCTTGCTTAACCTTGATATGACTGAGAACAGTGAAACCATCGATGCAGTGTTTCGCTCAGCGCTTCAAGATCGCCTATTGCCTGGTTTAGGTGTTGCCCGTGCGCGTTACGAAGTAACAACCGCCACCATGAAAGAAAAAGTCATGGAAATTGGTGAAGATGGCGTCACTGAAGTTCAGGTCGAGCAAGAACGCGAATTTATGGTGAAAGAAGAAGCCCCTGTTGATTACTGGTTTTGGGGTGATGTGTTGTGGGGTTGGGCGCGTAACTGGTCAGAAGTACCCTGGGTAGCGTTCAAAAACTATTTGCGCAAAGAAGAGATCGAAGCCCGCTTTGGTAAGGACGCAGCTGAAGGCATACCGCTTAAAAAGCAAATGGCGACGGCTGAAGATACCGCAAACAGCGGTGAAAACAGCGACGAGAACCAAAGCGCGTGGATGAAAGGCGAGATTTGGGAAATTTGGGATAAAGATAAGCGCAAAGTTGTTTGGGTTGCCCTTGGTTATGACAAAGTGCTTAAAACACAAGACGATCCGCTGCAATTAGCTAACTTTTTCCCATGTCCACAACCATTAGTGGCCAATCCGACAACACGCCAGTTCATGCCTGTGCCGGATTTCAAGCTAGCGCAAGATTTATACAACGAAATTGATCTTATTCACTACCGTATCACCATTCTTACCCAGGCAGTGAAGGCAATGGGCCTTTATGCCGGCAATGAAGACGGTATTCAGCGTATTTTTGAAGAGGGTGAGGACAATAAACTCATTCCGGTGGAAAATTGGTCGCTATTTGGTGAAAAAGGCGGCATTGCGGGGTGTGTTGATTGGGTGCCAATCGGTGACATTGTAAATGCACTCGATAAATTGCGTGAATTGCGTGCTGAGAACATTGCATTGCTTCAACAGATCACCGGTATGGCCGATGTCATGCGCGGTGAGCTTTCAAACCAATATGAAGGCGTTGGACAGTCGCAATTAAAGGCCAAATTTGGCTCTGTGCGTGTTCAAGCGCTACAAGATCAATTTGCGCACTTCGCATCAGGCCTAATGCAGATAAAAGCGGAAATTATTGCCCGCCACTTCTCACCTGAGACGATTGTTAAGATGTCGAACATGGAGAACTCCATGGAAGACGCTGAAGCCATCGGTGCAGCGGTTGCATTGATCAAAGAACCCGAAAAAGCGCGTTTACGCGTGACGATACGCCCAGAATCTGTGGCGATGGTGGATTATGCAGCACTTCAAGAAGAGCGCAGCGCATTTATGAATGCATTGTCGACTTATATGCAATCTGCAGCGCCATTGATCGAAGCAGACCCTGCTGCGCAGCCATTCTTGCTGCAATTACTGCAATGGGTGCTTTCTGGCTTCAAAGGCTCGCAAGAAATCGAAGGTGTTATCGATAAAGCTATCCAGGCGTCACTTGAAGCCCAACAAGAGGCTGCAGCTAACCCTGAGCCTAGCGATATGGACACTAAACTTGCAGAAGTGCAAGCTAAAGGCCAAATCGAGATCGAGAAGCAACGCATTAAGACTGAAGGCGATCTTCAGCTGCGTATGGCTGATCTTAAAGCCGATATGCAAACGCAGCAGCAACAGCATGAGCAGAAAATGGCTGAGATTTTTGGCCAGCTGCAAGCTAAGCTTACAGAGATTGAGGCTAAGATGCGTGCTGACATTGTGACTGAACAGGTGGAAACTGAGGCTAATTTGACCCAGGTAGCCGCCACAGCCGGTGCAGAAATACAGAAAGACACTGTAAATGCTGAACTTGAAAGCGCTGCACGCCAAGAAGACACAGCGCAAGAAATTGCAAAAATTGGAGCCCAGGCTAATGCTAAAATCAACGAAGAAGTTGTAAAAGGCAGCATTGACATGGGTAAACAACAAGCTAGCGAACAATCTGACGAAGAGTAACGACCATGGGTAACTATGAAAAAGAAATGGCTGCACGCGGCCAAGTTATGAAAGAGATGCCAAAGGCAGCGGACGATGAAGATACGCGATCAACTATTGTGAAGGTTATCGACGCGCTAGCTAAGGCTTTAGTGGGTGAAGGTGCAGCAGCTGAAGCGCAAGACACCATCAGCAGCCGCCAAAAGCAGCTTGATGAGCTTGAGCGCGAGGCAATGGGCGAATAAATTATGGCACGCATGACCTATGTACAAGACCCGAAAACGGGCAAACTGGTGCCAAAAGATGAGTATTACGCCAACAAAGCCCGTAACGAAAGTGTAGCAATACACACGTTTACGGAGTTTGTGTCACCCATCGATAAACAAGTTATTAGTGATAATCGCCAACTGTCAGCACACAATAAAAAACACGGTGTGACGAACATTCGTGATTATGGCGATGATCACTTTAAACGCCACGCAGCCAAGCGTGAGCAAGCTATGGATATGAAGTCGTCTGTGAACAAACGACAACGTATAGAAACCATAAAAGCGGCCATGCGCAAGCATGACCTTTAAAACCAACTAGCGAGAGGAAACAGTCATGCTACCAGAGCAAGACCAACAAGAGACTTCTATGCGCGATGATCTAAACAACGCCATCGAAGACATTACACCAGCCGAAGAATTTGAAACCACTAGCGAGGTTACTGACGATGCCGGTTTTAGCGATACGTCACAGAATGACGACACCGATTTATCAAATGACCAAGACGCGGAAAAAGACGCGACTAGCGAACAAAGCAGTGAAATGGATGAAAGTGCGGATGTTGATAAGCGCACCGAATCGCAAGATGGCGAAGCTGCCGAGAAAGGGGGCGATGAAGCGGCTGTCGATCAAGACGAAGAGCAGAGTGTATCGTCAAAAGATTCAATAAAAGCGCCTGTAGGTTGGTCGCCTAAAGCTCGTCAATATTGGTCAAAACTACCGCGTGACGTGCAAGAGCAAGTTGCTGCGCGTGAAAAAGACATGGCTGAAGCCATGGCCAACACTAAGCAAGCACGCCAAACGCAAGATTTCTTTGATAAGGTGTCAAGCAGCTATGCGCCAGTGCTAGCAGCTGAAGGCGTGAATGCATTTGCTGCTACACAAAGCTTATTTGAGACAGCTGCGCAGTTGCGTTTAGGCAGCCCACAGCAAAAAGCCCAGGTATTGGCTGAAATCATTAACAACTACGGTGTGGACATTCCGGTGCTTGATCAAGTGTTATCTGGCACGATACAAACAGAGCCCGAAGGTGATGAAGAGCGCATACAGCGCATGTTTGATGAGCGTTTTGGCCCTATTGCTGATGCATTTAGTCAAATGGAGAACGGCAGAACTGAAGCTGCACGAACCAATGCTGAGAATGAAGTTACAGCATTTGCTAAAAATGCTGAATTTCTTGAAGATGTGCGCCTTGATATGGCTGATCTTATCGACTTACGCCACAACCAAGGGCGTCCGATAAGCCTACAAGATGCGTATGATGCATGCTGCCAGGCAAATCCTGAGATTCGTGAAATTTTAGCGAAACGCGCAGACACTGAGCGTTTAAACAAAGCGCAAGAAGAGTTGGCCAGGAAAAAAGACGCTGGTTCGTCGCTAAATGGCCGTAAATCAGGGGTTGCACCTAAAGACAGCAGTAACACATCACTGCGTGAAGATTTAGAAGAAGCAATGAATAGCAGCGGTAGTGCTTGACACTACCAAAGCGTTTAAACTATATTCAAGATCACTAAAGACTTTTCGTAATTGTTTTCCCAGCCTCGGTAGCAGAAAACACCCTTAACGAGATAGTCAATAAAATTAAACAGTGTCGCTATAGATACTGAAAACATTAACTTTATTGCATTATTTTGGAGGGTGTTATGGCCTTTGCAAATGCTAATATCAGCGATATTCTAGCGACCACGATTGAGTCGCGTACTCGTAAGATCGCTGACAATGTAACCAATAACAACGCACTTTTGATGAAGCTGAAAGAAAAAGGCCGCATCAAAACGTTTTCTGGTGGTTACAAAATTCTTCAAGAGTTGAGTTTCGCAGAAAACTCGAATGCCGGTTGGTACTCAGGTTACGACCTTTTGCCTGTTGGTATTTCTGATGTTATCAGTGCGGCTGAGTTCGACATCAAACAGGCGGCTGTACCAGTTGTAATTTCTGGTCTTGAGCAGCTTCAAAACTCTGGTCGTGAAAAAATGATCGACTTGATGGAAGCGCGCTTAGAAGTAGCTGAATCAACAATGGCTAACTTGATTACTGGTGGTTTGTACTCTGACGGTACTGCTGCTGGTGGTAAGCAAATTGATGGTTTGGAAGCTGCTGTGCCGGTTGACCCAACAGCTGCACCTTACGGTGGTATTGATGGTGCGACGTTCACTTTCTGGCAAAATGCTGTAAGTGATCAGACAGCTGCTGCAGGTCTTGACCCTACGCAGATTCAAGGTTTTTGGAACTTGCTATGGGCTGACTTAGTTCGTGGTCAAGATCGTCCTGACCTTATCATGTGTGATACCTCAGTGTGGAACGCGTATGTTGAGTCGCTTCAAGCGCAGCAACGCTTCACCAACACAAACACTGCTGACGCAGGCTTCGCAATGTTGAAGTTCATGGATGCAGACGTTTGTTTAGATGGTGGTATCTATAACGGTAACAACGGTTCTGGTGCGCCAGCGGGTACAGCGTTCTTCTTGAACACTGATTACATCCACTATCGCCCACATGCGGACCGTAACATGGTTCCACTTTCTCCTAACCGTCGTTATTCGACTAACCAGGATGCGGAAGTGCAAATCATGGCTTGGGCCGGTAACTTGACTTGTTCAGGTCGTCAGTTCCAAGGTCGTTACGACGCTAACGGTTAATAGCGATTCGCTAAGGGGTGGCAACGCCCCTTTCCATTAACTAACGCGGAGAAAGACGCTATGAATAGCCCAACTTCTTTTGTAGATGCATCTGCTAAAACAGCCCGTGAGGCTGAAGTGCCAGACGCGTCTTTTGATAACGGCATGAATGGTGGCGGCTCAAATGCTCCTGGTATTGGTATCGCTACTGACGTGCCTGACTTGACAGGTGACCCTGCAAGTTGGACATTGCTTGATCAAGAAGGCAACCCTCGTACACCGCAGAACAGCCAGCAAATCGGCGGTGATGCATACAGCGACTTTGCTAATGACTACCCACTAAGTGGCGGTCAAGAAGGCGCAGGTGATGAGCCAGTATTGGTTGTTGAAACCCCTGCTGATCCTGACCCTATTGCGGGCGGGGATGGTACTAGCACACCTCTTGGTAACGCTACGCTACCTGATCTTGCTACTGGTTGGACAGCAGTATAATCAATGTCAAAATCAGCCTTACAAATTTTATCCCGCCAAAATGGCGGGGTAATTCCTTTAGTTGACGATGGTTTTTCAGGGCCTATCCCTGGTACAGCTATTAAACTTCAGGGATGCTGGGTTGATTCAATAACGGGCGGTCTTTACATATCCGGCGGACCTGTAGATCACCATGCAAACGGTTTGCCTTTCGATGTTAACGGGCGGCTATGTTTTGCAGTTTTAGGTAGCGTAGTTAGCTATCATCAAGGCTTACGTTTTTTAGATGGTTTACTGTCAGCAGCGCCAACAGGCGGTGGTGGCGAATATTTTGACCAAGGCCTTAAATTCAGCTCTTCAGGCAGCATTTTAGCTGACTTAGTATCACCACCAGGCCTAACAGTTACTTGGCACTACCCATACACCCAAGATGCCAACAACACCAAAGGCGCAGGCACGACTACCCATCTGCACGGCACTGAACAGTGGTGTATTTTCGACGGCGGTATTGTCAATTACGGTATCGATGTACCAGCGCTCAGTGTGTGGGGCATTGATCCACGCCCACAAGACACAGGCCGCCACCAGTGGCACTATGATGTCACACAAGGCACAAACCCGCCTTTCCCTCAGAATCCTAATGGTTGGACAAATGCAGACGGCTTACAACGTCAGGTTGTTGCCGTAACAGCGCCTGATGGCACTGGTCAGGTCGGTGCACTTCTTGAAGATAGCTCTACAGGCAACCACGATATTGATATGTCATGGACGTTTAAAAACCAAGGCACAGGTGGCCGAAATCGTGGCGGGGTCATATTAAAACCTATCGATGTAAACGCTTCGCGGTATGTCCGGTTTACTAATGTACCAGCTGAGCAAGTTACTTTTGATCTTGTTAATGAGACTATTGCCAGTTCGGGCATTGGTGGTGCTTTCGATTCTTTCGTTGTCGCACTTGATGACGGCTGGTATTACTGCTATTTCGACTTACGAAACACTGTAGGCGGCAACCCTGAACAACCAGTAACGCTGCAGTGCTTAAACACTGCGCAGCAACTTTCATACCCTGGCCGTATTGGTGAAGGCTATTACATATATGCTGCACACTATTCGAGCAGTAATAACTCACAATACTCACCAGTACTCAATGTTGGTAATACCAACAATACGCGTTTAGGTGTTTCTGATTGCTATGCTGATGTTTCAACACCTTCGGACCGTGACTACACAATATATTTTGAAGCCACCAACATTACGGGCATAATTCCTAGTATTGACGCCACTGATAATACAGCGCTTTTTGCTTCGTACACTAACGGCACGTTTGGCGACGGCGCGGATCAAGGTGCACTTTTTGGGCTGCTTCGCTTAACATCTGGTGAACTGTTAGCCGGTTTTCAAATTTTCATACCTGGTGGCGATTGCGCTCAAGCGTTTTCGGAAATCCCTGATTGGCAGCGCGGTGAGACATTACGCTGCATGCTCCAAGTTATCGACGGACAGCTACCAGTTTTCACTTGTGACACTGAGACAGCCAGTTCAGCGGCTGGCATTATTGTGTACCCTTCTGGTATGTTCCAGTTCCACCACTGGGTTGACCAAGCAACCATTGGCAGTTTAGAGCAGCTTAACATGGCATTTAAGAATGTTAAGCGTATTGAGGCCACAGGCTTGACCTTGCAGGAGGCTCAAGATGCTGTCTGATCAATACATAACATATTTGGACGATAAAGACGCGCTGCAGACATGGCTTGCAGCCAATGTCGATAAATACCCTAAGCACATTTTCCAGGCGTACACTGCTGTACATGCAGCAGCACAAGGCGATAATTTTATATTTGTTGGCCTTGATCGTTTTGAAACTGTTAAAAGTGAAGACAGTACAAAAACACTCACTTTCATAAAAATACGCAACCTTGAGCAGCGCGACATGATCTTAGCATCACCCTTACAGGTGCTAGGCGCGGGCATTTGCGGCGATGGTGATAATTGCCCCTATAAGAAAATAATGGACGACCCTGACAAATTAGCCAAGTTCAGGGAAGTTATCAGCGAAGAGCGCCAAACTGAAGAATTTGGTGGTTTTAGCTTTTGTGTGATATAACGACTATTTCTATAACCCCAACCAACTAGCGAGAAGATGACCATGAACGGATTAAGTAACGATCTAAACCCTGACGACTTTAAAGGCAACGAAGCAGATAAAAACCTGCTTGTTAAGTTTTATCATAAGTCAGTGCTGGACAAGGCCCAAACTAAAGAAAAAGGCCACCCTGTTCACGTTGATAAAGAATATATTGAGATTCGCGTACCTGGTAAGCGCGATCCTCAAACTGCACGCCCTGCAACACATGCAGACAAGATGCGCTTCCCTGATCACTATGATCGTTTTAAAAACCGGGTATCAGAGCCTGAGACAGGTTGGCCTTTATCAGAGTGGGCAGCAGTACCGCGCAGCTTTGTGGAAACACTAGCTTTCCACAATATTAAGACAGTTGAGCAGCTTGCTGGTGCGCCAGACAGCGCTTTAGCGGGCATCATGGGCGGTATGTCATATAAGCAAAAAGCTATGGACGCACTTGAATCTGCTGGCAACTCTGCGGAAATTGCTGCTAAACAGCAAGAAATGGAAGCAGAAAACAAGCAACTTAAAGCCAAAAACCAAGAGTTGGAGGCAAAAGTTGATAAGTTGACAGAACGCATGGACAAATTACTTGATAAATTGGCCGGCGAAGACGACAATAAAGAAGATGAGGCGCCTGCGCCAGAAGCTGAAGAAACAGAAACTGAGCAGGAAATTGCACCGTCTGCACTTGATGAAGACACCTCTAGCGATGAGACAGAAAAAACGGCAGAAGCGGAAACAGCAGAAGAAGCGAGCGATGAAGAAAAGCCCGCTAAAAAGCGTCGTAGCCGAGCCAAAAAATAAAGGTGTTTAAGCATGGCAACAACCACGTTCACAACGGCAGGGGAGATCATTAACCGCGCTGCGGCTGAATGTGGTTTTGCACCTGTAGTAGACCCCCTCCAAAGCACTGACGCCAAATTCCAGCAAATGAAGTATTTGCTGGATACTGCAGGCGAAGAGCTTTGCATCGCACACCCTTGGGAGTGGTTAATAACTTCGGCAACTATTGATGAAAGCACAACTCGCAATTCCGAGGGCGGTTTCGAGATCCCTGACGATTATTACTATCTTGTACCCCAAACAGGTTGGGATACTGATAAGCGTTTGCCTATTGGCGGACCGCTTACTGCGCAAGAGTGGACTTATATTATTGGGCGTGATCTGGCTACTTCCACTCTATTCACTAGCTTTCGCTTATTTGGTGGCTTATTTTATTTGTACCCCGATCCGCCGCAAGCGCCGGACACGTTCACGTTCACCTATGAATACATAAACAAGAATTGGGTGCTTAATGAAGGTGATGAAGCACCTAAAGATAGCGTTGAGAACAGTGGCGATATTGTCCGTATGGACCGCACACTTGTTACGCGCTATCTGAAGTTGAAGTATCTTGAAGCTTCAGGCTTTGACACCGCAAAAGCACAAGCCGACTTTAACCAGATGTTTGACTTTTTAACTGGTAAAGATAAATCAGCCAAGGTGCTTAACGCCGGTGGTAACATGGGCGCATTCCCTTACCTTACTTGGCGGAATGTGCCTTTCACTGATTACGGGCTTAGTTAATGGCTATAGGTCCAGCAGAGGGCACAGCTAACCGCCCACAAGCGCTTTCTAGCAATACGGAGCGATACCCAGCGCCGTATAACGGCATTGATGCGCGTATCGCACTTGCTACCGGTGACAGCACTCACTGTATTTATGCATTCAACATGGTGCCAAGTGAGTACGGTATGCGCCTGCGCAAGGGCTACCGTGAATATCAGATCGACATAGGCGGCCAGTTTAGTTTTGGTGTGCGCACCATCATACCTTTTGATGCAGTTGACCAGGATGGGTTATCGAATAAACTGTTTGTCACCACTAATGAAGGCATTTTTGATGTTACTGACGCAGGCGGCACGCCATCACAAGTTTTAGCGTTTAGTGACATAAACTCACCAGGATCAGGCTATGGCATTTATGTGCACTTCACTGGTCAAGATGAAAAAGACGTGATGTTTTACGCAGACAGCGTGAACGGGCTATTTGAGTATGACGTTGATGGTGATAGCTGGGCGCAAGCAACTGGCATTACAGGGCCTGACGTTACAAATATTCGCTTTATCTGCGTACATAAAAACCGTATTTGGCTGATTGAAGAAGATACCAACTATGCATGGTACTTGCCCACGTTCCAACTTGCGGGTACAGCCGAGCAGTTTTATTTTGGCTCTAAATTTGAGAACGGCGGCAACCTTGCAGGCCTTTACAGCTGGTCTATTGATGGTGGTGCCGGTAACGACGATTTTTTAGTTGCTGTCAGCCGTGCAGGCGATGTGCTTGTATATGGCGGCAACAATCCCGATGACGTTGACGATTGGGTGCTTCGTGGCAGCTACTACATTGGTGAAGTGCCGATAGGCCCAAGCTTTGGCTCTGTGCATGGTGGCGATCTTTACTTATTGTCTATCTACGGTTTGAATAGTATGGGCGACCTACTGCAGGGTGTGAACAGTGCAGCACTTTTTAACTCATCAGATACGACATCACCATCAGCAAAAATTTCAGAAGGGATAAAGACCAAACTTGCACGCACAGTGAGCGAGTACGGTTGGTCTATACGCCGCATACCTAGTGAAAGCGCGCTATTGATCCGTGCACCTGAAGAGCCAGGGCGCGATGTTATTCAGTATTTCTACAAGATCACTAAAGCAGCGTGGGGCTACTGGCGTGACGTGCCTATGATAGGTTTTGACACTTGGAACGGCTCAGTTGTGTTCGGCACTGAAGACAACCGTGTGTGCCTTATGGATGTCAGTGCAGATAACATATTGCTTTCACCTCCACCACAGCCAGAAATTAATGGTGATCCTATTGTTTTTGCAGTGCTTACGTCATATTGGGATCTAAACACCCCAGGTTTGTATAAGCGCGTTAAGTGGATACGCCCTGACTTCGTATCCAACGCGCCACCATCCGTGGCCACTGCTGCGCGCTATGACTATGACTTGAATGAGAACGTATTTCCTGTGAACCCTGCACAAAGCGGTACATCAGCCGGTTTGTGGGATGTGGGGCTATGGGATCAAGCATTGTGGGGCTCTGGCTTTGGTCAGAATTTTGCGCCAATACTCGGATCGTGGGGCATGGGTCGCTATGTCGCTGTGTCGATGCGTGGAGAAACCCGAGAAGAAACATTTTTTATTGGTTGGGATGTCTTATTTGACTCAGGCGGCCCAACACTGTGAAGCCATTTTGTCGGACACTGGATGTTCGCAGTGATTGGTCGTGGATCAATCAGCAAGTGCCGATATTAATGGTTGAAGACACAACCGGCATAATAATGCTGGATCAAGATAGCAAAAAGCCAGTGGCTGCATGCGTTCTTGATAACATAACTGATAACTCAGTTCAGGCCCATTTCATGGTCACTACGCCGCTAGTGTTTAAACACGGTTTGCTTGAATTGTGTTTTGGGTTTATATTTGACGTACTAGAAGTCAACTATGTCTATGGCCTTGTGCCAGGTGATAACGAAAAAGCGATTAGTTTTAACAAACGCTTAGGCTTCAATGAGAAAGCTAGGCTCCCCGAAGCATTTAAGAAAGGGGTTGACTACTTACTTATGGAGCTAAAAAAAGAAGATTGCAAGTTTCTACCTGGAGAAGATAATGGGCAAGAAATCAGGCGAGAAGCAGGGTAAAAAAGCTGCGGACGTCCAAGCGCAAGCGGAAAAAGAAATAGCAACCGCTGGAACGTATGCTGATCGCCCTGATCAGTATAACCCGTGGGGCTCCTTAACCTGGGAGCAAAAAAGGGTCCGCGACCCAGGCACCGGTAAAAGGGTGACTAAGTGGGTTCAAAATCAAGCACTATCACCAGAAATGCAACGACTGTATGACATGTCGATGGAAGATAAGCTGCAAGGCTCTGAAGTCCGTCAAGGGCTTTTAAATCGCGCATATGCCGATGTCGCCGAAGGGCCAGATTGGGCACAGTTTGGCGAAGCTCAAGGTTTGGACTTCACACCCGATGAAATGCGTCAACGTGCCGAAGATATGGCATACCAACGCGAGGCCATGCGTTTAGACCCTCAATTTACGCAAGAGCAGTCGAAACTAGAGTCAAAACTAGCTAATCAAGGTTTATCACCTGGTGATCGCGCCTATGATGCTGCTATGTCGAGCTTTATGAACAGCAAAACAGATGCTTATGAGCGTGCACGTCTTGGTGCGGCTCAAGCAGGCCGTGATGAAGTATCAGGCATGTGGGGGCGTGAAGTTGAAGCTAACCAGCTGGCTAACGCACTTCGGGATCAACAAATTCAAGAATATATTGCTAAACGTGGTTACAGCTTGGGCGAAGCTCAGATGTATGGCGAAGGCACGGACTACGCAACTGCAGCAGCTGAAGTAGGAGGCGCGTAATGGCGACTTTTCAACCTTATCAACGACACACACCACAGCGCGCTCCGCGCCACTATGAAGGTGCTATGGCTGATGAACGCACGAAGCAGATGAACCGTGCGCAACGCTTTAGTGAGATCATGGGGGCTTTTCAACTGTACAATGCAGCAACGGGTGACAAAACGCCTATAAGTGATTTCCTTCGCAATAAGTTCGGCGGCGCTGAAGGCGCTGCTAATGCGGCAGGTGAAGGCACGCAGCTTAATTGGCAGGGCATGTATGACCCCGATAGCTATGCTGACATACCTATGGGCAACGGTGCAGATTATGGTGTCACGGCTACTAATTACGGCCAAGGGGCTAACGCAGCGCAGCAAAGTGCAGACACTATAGGCACTGTAGGAACTACAGCAGGCAGCACTTACGGCGGTACAGCAGCAGCTGGGGGCGGTAGTGCAGCAGGTGGTTCAGCTGCAGGCGGTAGTGCCGCTGGTGGCTCAGCAGGTGGTAGTGCTTGGGGCGCTGCAGGTCCTTACGCATTAATAGCCGCAGCTGTTGCAGCTAATGAGTACGATGCGCGTAAAGGCGGGTATCGTGAAGGTTTTGGTGCAGAAGATTACCTATTAAATAAACATGCTGTCGAGGACATGACTAAGCGCACACCAGAGCTTTTTGGTAAAAAAGATTGGGGTCAAATTGTAGGCGGAACAGGCGGCAACGTCATTGAGAAAGCTGCTAAAGTTCAAGACTTAGAAAAAACACCACAGCATTTAAAAGGTGGTTTAGAGTCTGCATACCGTAAAACAGGTAATGTGTTATCTGACGCACTTCGTAAGCCGTTTAAAGGCTTATTTTAATAGGTTTAAAACTATGACACCTGATCAGCTATACGACTACTTACAGCGTGCGGATCAAGCCAATGTTGATTTACAGGGCTTGAATGAGCAAGCTGCGCGAGCTGAAGCACTGCGCGGAAGCTCAGCAGCTACTGACATGATGGTGCAAGGTCAAGGCAGCTATCTAGGGCTTATTGCTGATGCAATCAACCGTTCACGCGGCAAGCAAATGCAGCGCGATATTGACCCTAAACTTGCCGAAGCACGCAAAGGCTCAGCGCTTGGCAAGACCATGGCGCAAAAGTACAACATTGGTCGCCAGTATGAAAAAGATCAACGTGAGCAAGAGCGCTATGAACAAGAGCGCTCTGATAAACTTGCTGAGCGCGGCATGCTTGATATGCAAGATAAACGCACCCGTGAGCGCGTGACGCTAATCACTGATGGCCGTGGCGGCTATTTTGATGGTGAAGGCAACCCTGTCAACATTAGCGACTATGTGAAATATTACCGCCCTACTACGTCGAGCAAATCAGGCGGCAAGGGTGGTTTGAAGCCGTCAGCCAGTGAGCGCAAAGACTACCTATTGAGTAAGCGCTTGCAGGGTGTTGTTAATTCAATGGCTTCAGAACGTAATGCGTTCACCGAAGGGCAAAAGAATGAACTTGACTCACCTGGCGCACAAGCTGCAAGCAGTATTCTACCGTCAGTATTGCAGCGCATGGCAGAAGATAAAATGTATAGCTCACCTGAAGTTAAGTCGTATGTTACACGACTTAACCGTGTTGAAAGTAAGCTATCGCAGCTCGCAGCAGGTTTGAACGTAACCGGTTACGAAATGAAAGATCGTCAACGCTGGTCGCCTAATGCACCTGGTATTACTGATGAAGAGCGTCAGCTGCGTTTGAACAACATAGAGCGCGATCTTTTCGGTGACATTTCACTTTATGAAGAAATGTACCCTGAAGACTACCATGTGTCGACGTTTGTAGAAGAGCCGTTTAAATCTAAAGCAGGCGGTGAGACATTGATGGAAGAAACAGGCTCAACAGAAACAACTGATAGTGACGGATTCTCGGTGCGCTAATTATGGCTGATATGAACGACACACTAGACGCTATTGCCGAGATGCCTAACACGCCTCGGCAGCGCTCAGACTTTTTTGAGGTTACTGGCCCCGATGGCCAGAGCCACTATGTGCCTAAAAACCCAGGCGTCACCAAAGAAGATGCGCTTAACTTTGTTAAAAAAGAAAAATACGGCATAGGCACAGGCGGTGCGGGCACAGGCGTGCTCAAGTCAGGCATGAAAATGAATCTCGGCATTAAAGACTTGCTTGGCGTTGCCGATGAGCAAGATTACGAGTTCATGGACAAGCTTACGCGTGAATCTGAAGGCAGCACACCTGCTAAAGTTGGTGAGGTCGCGGGCGACGTTGCGCAATATGCTATACCAGGCACCGCAGCCTATAAGATGACTAAAGGTATGGCAGGCATGTTACCGCTTGCCATTGAAGCAGCCACTATGGGCACTGTGGGCGCAACCAGAATGCCGCGTGAAGATAAAACACGCACAGAAGAGGGCCTTACTGATGTAGCGGCCACACTTACTGGTCAGATGCTGATGAAAACATTGAGCAAAATTGGCCAAGGTGTGCGCCAGACACCTGAAGCAAAAGAGCTGATCGACAAAGGTGTGCGCTTAACACCTGGGCAAGCAGCTGAAGGCCCGCTGCCTAAAGCTGTTGAATATGCAATGTCTATTATGCCATTTGCTAGCCGTGGTGTTGATAAAGCCAAGCAGCAAGCCGTTGAAGATTGGTCGCTAGTTGCGCTTAAAGAAGCCGCACCTAAAGGCATGGCTGACAAGATCACCAAAACAGGGGTTGAAGGCAATAAGCAGCTTAAAGAGCTCTATGACGATGCGTATAGCAGCGCATGGGCTATGGCTGGTAAGCCAACACAAGAGTCATTGAAAGATGTGTTTGTCACTGCTGATCGTGGCATGCGTGATCTTACCGGTGAGAGTGCTAACGTGCTTAAACGCCTGCGTGATAACGTGTCTAAATACCTTGAGAACCCAACAGCTAAGGGTTTGAAAGACCTTGATAACAAATTCCGTAAAGCTGAGAGCACAGCGCGTGGCGGTGCCACACCTAGCCCTATTTTAGGTGAGACAGTCGAGAGCATGCGTGCTGCATTGCGTGGCGGTGTGAGTAAAGAGGCTCAACAAGCATTGCGTGAAGTTGACAGCACCTATGGCAATTACCTTGCTGTGCGTAAAGGTGCAACCGGTGCAAAAGCATTGGGTGAAGGTGCAGTTGTAGCGCCTAAAGATTTAATGCGCGGCAGTAAAGGCGTTGGCGGTGAAACCCGTGCGTTTACTGGTGCAGCACCTATGCAGGACTTTGCTGAGCAAGGCATTAAAGTGCTTGAGCAGCGCAGCCCTAACGCGTTAATTGATATGACGCGAGGCATAATGATGCACACGCCTAACTTGCTTGCACGCCCTACAGGCGGCAGAATCATGTTAGGTCAAACTGCGCCACAGCGCACAATACAAGAAATTTCAGAGAGTGCCGTAGCCGATGCATTGCGCGCTTATGGTATAACACCTGGTAGCTTAGCAGCTGCTAGCGACATGTATGAGTAAGAGGGCTTGACGAATGCCTAAAGATGCAAATGGTAACTACACACTGCCATCCCCTGCAAACCCTGTAGTTTCAGGTACAACCATTGATGCGGATAACTGGTGTAACCCGACAATGGCTGATATTGCCAATGTTTTGACTGACTCTTTATCGCGCACCGGTAAGGGCGGCATGATCAATGTGCTTAAATTAATAGACGGCACAGCTGCTAACCCTGCACTGACGTTTAATGACGACGATGACACGGGCCTTTATCGCGTTGCTGACGGCGAGATCGGCGTGAGCGCTAATGGCACATTATCAGCTGTTTTTGCAGAAGCATTGACCGTACTTTTCGGTGACCTATTAAGTAAGAACGGTTTTGGGCATCTTTTTGAGAACGGTGCAGGCAGCATAAGTGATAACGGTGCCTTTCGCCTAATTAATGAAGGCAACTCGTTTAAACTTCAAC